ATTGACTACTCAATGATGGACAACTCGAAGACTGGTAAAGCTGGTGAGGCTGACATTATTATAGGCATAGGCAAGACGGGTGCTAGTGACGTAGAAAACATTGTACGTCATGTGTGTGTGTCAAAGAACAAGCTGAATGGGTGGCATGGTACAATCAATACCCAGATAGATATACAGCGAGGGGTATATTACTGATGAGCAACCACCAAAACGAAGAGATACTTGAAAATTTGTATGATGAAGAATACCATCGTCTGGAGAAGAAGTATCCACAACTGAACTCAGAATCTATAGCTACACTGGCAAAATATTTTGCGAAGAAGCGTTGGGAGGAGATGGAATAATGTCTGAATTTATGTACACAATGGAAGACATACCCCAACTTAAAGAGCGTTTAAAAGAAGCTAGAAAACGCGCAAAAGAAGAACAGGATAGGGACACAGTGAACAACTGGGGTCAAAGGGAATCAAGCAGATTAAAAAAGCTTATAAGTTTAATTGAGCATCGTCTCAACATAGAAGATTATGGTAGTGGCACAGTTCTTATAAACGAAAAGTTTGTGGTTAGCCTCATATCTTCCAAGTGGAGAATAAAAGGTAAATCTGTTTGGTATAACCACAAGCATGATATAAAGCATTTTGTTTACAACTACTTGTTGAAAGAGGACTTTCAGAGTATACCCACACCTGAACAAGAGTTAGAATACTTTGAGGCACGACTAAAAAAATTACTACAACAAAAACCCGCTTGGCTCATAAAAGAAATACGTGAGGTATTAAGTAATGAACGTCCTAACGTTTGATGTGGAGACAACCCACACACAAAAACCTTCCGGCGGCACCACTGCGTTACCCTACTTCGGTAACCGTCTCGTGTCGATAGGCTACAAGTGGCTGGGGTGTGGGGTTCACTACCACTGCTACTACCACGCAGATAGAGAACCAGAACCTGATGCAGCTAAGACATTTCAAAGAGAACTTGACTGCGCTGACATAGTTGTGGGACAAAACATCAAGTTTGATTTGCAGTGGATACGTGATTGCGGATTCACATACACAGGAGATATCTATGATACTATGGTTGCAGAGTATGTTCTATCAAAAGCGCGGAGATGGCCTCTTGGACTTGCTGCTCTTGCAAAAAAGTATGACACGGTGCAAAAAGAGAAAGACCTTGTTCAGCCGTATCTGGACGAGGGCAAGACGTTTTATGATATACCGTGGGAGATAGTGCGAGAGTACGGCATCGCGGATGTCATAAGCACAGAGCAGGTTGCTCTTAAACAACTAGAAGCCTTTGGCACTACATTTGAGGAACTATACAATGACAAACGATCTACTGCCGACACTGCGCTTGTCGTTTGAAATGGCCGACACACTGGCCCGTATCGAACGCAATGGCTTGCGGGTCAACCTAGACACACTCGAACAGATTGAGAAACAATATCAAGAGGAACTTGACACACTCGAACTGCGCCTCAACGAGATGGCACGTGAGGCTATGGGTGACACCCCCATCAGCTTGACCAGTCCGGATGACAGGTCGATGCTTCTCTACTCCCGCAAGGTCAAGGACAAAAAGTTGTGGTCACAGATTTTCAACTTGGGCATGGAACAGCGTGGTGCCACAATGAAACCCAAGCAACGCACACGCATGTCAGGCAAGGACTTTCGCCTNGCTGTACGNAACAACACGGATGTCGTATATAGGACAGTTGGAAGTCGATGCCGCACNTGTCTTGGNTTTGGAAGAGTNCGTCCCGTACGAAAGGATGGCACACCAAGCAAGGCTCTGCGTATTTGTAAGCAGTGTAGTGGCAAGGGTGTNATCTACAGTCCGACAAACGAGGTCGCTGGTTTCAAGATCGTCCCTCGTAACGTGCGTGACGCAGCATCTGCTGGCTTCAAGACAGACAAAGAGACTCTGGCTGATCGTGAACTTGAACTGTCAGGCCCAGCCCGCGAGTTTGCTTCATCATATGTGCGATACAATGCACTTCGTATGTACTTGGGAACCTTCGTAGAGGGAATGAAAAACAATGTCGATGACTACGGAATCGTACATCCGGAATTTATGCAGTGTGTTACGGCGACGGGTCGCCTTTCGTCTCGCAACCCGAACTTTCAGAATATGCCACGAGGTAATACCTTCGAGATACGCAAGGTTGTCGAGAGTCGCTTTGAGGGCGGCAAGATCGTTGAGGGAGATTACTCGCAACTAGAGTTCAGAGTTGCAGGGTTTCTAGCCAGTGATCAACAGGCATACGACGATGTCCGTGATGGTACGGATGTACACAACTATACTGCCAGCGTCATAGGATGCACACGACAAGAAGCGAAGGCACACACCTTCAAGCCTCTCTATGGTGGCACTACGGGCACAGAGGCTCAACAACGCTACTACAGGGCATTCAAGGAGAAGTATGGGGGTGTTAGTGCTTGGCACGAGGACTTGCAGCGAGAGGCCGTTGAAAAGCGTGTAGTGACATTACCGTCCGGAAGGCAGTACGCTTTCCCTGATGCACGGTGGACAAAGTACGGCACGGCAACACACCGGACAAACATATGTAACTACCCCGTTCAAGGCTTTGCGACTGCCGACCTGTTGCCCGCCGCATTGGTGCGCTTAGACAAACTATTTCAAGAAAACAAACTACGATCTGTCATCTGCAACACAGTCCACGATTCTATTGTTTTGGATTGTCACCCAGATGAATTTGACATTTGTATCAAGCTGATGCGAGAAGCAATGCTATCGCTGCCCGAAGAAACAGAACGCAGATACGGTGTGACTTATGACATGCCTGTCGAGATTGAAATAAAAAGTGGCGATAATTGGCTTGACTTACATGTAGTAGTTTAGTAATATCATTCTACCAACCCCTAAACTAAAAGGAGATCGCAGGATCATGCTAGGGAACGAACTAATGGAAATGGATAACGATTTGGACAACATCGTAGCGGCTATGTCGAGCGATAACGTNGAAGAGATGATGAAGCTTACCGGACAAGGTGGCGGTGCCTCTGAGAGGGTCGGGCTTCCTCGTCTGAACATTAACTACGATCAAGAGACGGATGATGGTCACAACCTAACAAGGGGTGACTGGAAGATGTTCTTNAACGGACAGTACATCTTTGCGAAAGAAGTAAAGCTTCGAGCGTTGCTTCGTACCTACGAGTATTCTATGTATGACCCAGAAGCAAATGATGGTAAGGGCGGCTTCTCATGCAAGTCAGTTCAGAAGACCTCGTTTGGTGGTGGCTTTCCCGACACGCAGGGAGGCAACAAGTGTGGTCGTCTCACTCGTGACGAAGAGGACATACTAGACAAGGATGATGTGCGTTACCTAACATCTCGCGCTGTCGTATGTAACCAAGTTATTTACGGACGCATCAGTGGCACATTCCACTCTGCTGATGGTACACCTGTAGAGGTTACGGACGAGCCTATGATTGCGTACTTCAAGCGGTCAGGGTTTAAGCCCATCTCAGACTTCATTCAAGGGCTTACGAAGCAAAGTAAATTGATGGCCCAAACAACCATCCTGCTTCGAACCAACAAGCAGAAGAAGGGCAGTGTAACCTATTGGACACCAATGCCTACGTTCGATAGCACTGTATCTATTTCGGACGAAGACAAGGAACTGTTGGGAACCTTTGCAGAAACCGTCAAGGGTCACAACGAAAACGTAATGAATGAACACAGGGAAGCATCTAAGCTTATGTCAGATGGATCAGACATCGATCTGGCGGCGGATTTCAAAAATGCTGACGCTGCTTAACATTCAGGACTATATGTCCAAAGCTTTGCGGGGGGAAACCAGCGTTTCCCCCGCAGGTCTTTCTGCCTTTGTGGAAGATACAAGGCACTCTGTAAACAGACAACTCACCGAAAAACGTGGTGAGTATCGCATTCGCATGTCTGGGCTAGGTCGTCCGTTGTGTCAGCAAGTTCTAGATAAGAAGGGCATAAAGGAGTCGATGCAGTATAATACGCTGTTTCGATTTATGTTCGGTGACATCACGGAAGCCATTCTCATGCTTGTCATGCGAGAAGGTGGCGTTGACATAGTAGATGCCCAGCGACAGGTCGAATTGAAGCTAGGTGACCAGACGATCAAGGGTACACTCGACGTAATCATACGGGATGAGACTGGCACAGAGAAGGTGTGGGATATCAAGTCCGCAAGTGACTGGGCATTCAAGAACAAGTTCACTGGGTTCGGCGGTTATGATGGCCTCAAGGAAGACGATCCATTTGGGTACGTCATGCAGGGCTTCTTGTACTCTGCAGCAACTGGTATGCCCTTTGGCGGGTGGATTGTTGTCAACAAGTCGAGTGGTGAGGTGGCTGTAGTTGAGGCACCGGAATGGCAGGACGAAGATCGTGTCAAATATCTAGCAGATGCTGTAGAGCGTGTCAAATTTTTGACAAACCCTAACGTCAAAGAGTTCAAGCCGTACCCTGATGAGTTTGAGACGTACAGACGCAAAGGCGAAACCCTACAGACAGGGAACAAGGTACTTGCAAAAGAATGCAACCTGTGCGGTTACAGAAGCCACTGCTGGCCGAAAGCAGAACTGCATGATCGTGTAACGTCACAAGCAAAGTCACCACCGAAAGTGTGGTACACAAAACTTAAAACAAAAGAGGTGTGATGTGCCGTATCTCTTTGTCAGAGACTACGAGATAGAACTGATGGATATGAACAAAGACCTTCACCATGTCTATGTCGAGTCTCACGGTGGTATTGGGGGTGAGCGTAGGCTTATTCGTCTTCGTATGAATGAGCGAGGCTTACCCTTCACACTGCGCGACAACTACAGCGAACTAGGCACACTGTCATCAAACACAGAAAAGCGTGACATCACCCGTATCGAATCTGAACTGCAAAAGATAGGCAGAGTATCACATTCTGGAGTTACTGTATGCGTCCCACTGAATCGTTTGACAAACGAACTTTCTACAATAGAAAAACTTTCCCCCAAAGTGGCAGGGTACGTGATACAAAGAATGGGATCGATAGGAATGCAACTATGAAGCATGGAAATCGTAAGGCAGGATTCCGATCTAACTTCGAGTTATCCATAGCGAAAAAACTCAGTAGCAAAAAAATTCCGTACGAATATGAGCAGATGCGACTTACGTACATACCAAAGCCTCGAACCTACACCCCAGACTTTCATCTCACAAAACAAAACATAATCATTGAAGCGAAGGGGTACTTCGATAAGGGTGATCGTGTCAAGATGCTTCTGATCAAAGAACAACATCCTGACTTGGACATTCGTATTGTTTTCCTGAATGCGCGAAACAAGATATACAAGGGAAGCAAAACAACGTATGGTGCATGGGCTGAGAAGAACGGATTCGAATGGGCAGAAGGCAGTATACCAGAGGAGTGGTTAAAATAATGGATGATAAACTTGGACTAGAAAAAGCCAGCTTGTTGGGTGGCAGGTGGTATATCATCATGTCACCCTCTGATGAAGATGGGTTCAATCTCACAGCCTATGACACAACAGATGAAGACGACGATGATGAACACCTACCAGCAGGTGCTGTTGTGCAACAGGGCATCATAGAACTTCTTGAGTCAGACCTAGAGCGTGTGTTGCACGCAGGTATGGCTAGAATAGCTGCCTATGATTTTCTAGAAAAAGCAGTCGAGGAAGCAGAATCTGAACACAAGGCCACAGTCATAGGGCGAGACGACAACATCGTCAAAGTTAAGTTCGGGAGAGAACAATGATTCGAGAAAATTGGAACTTGAATAACTATCAAGCACAGGCCAAAGACACGGCTATATACCCTGAAGCAGCAAAGATTGTGTACACGGCGTTGGGACTTGCGGGAGAAGCTGGCGAAGTTGCGGACAAGGTGAAGAAGATTATTCGAGATGGGCGGGATGACACCGCGTTCAAGAATGAAATCGCACGAGAGATAGGAGACGTTCTCTGGTATTGTGCCCTGCTTGCAGATGATCTAGGCTACACCTTGCAACAGATTGCTGAGATGAACATAAGCAAGTTGAAGTCTCGCATGGCATCTGGTAATATACAGGGCAGTGGAGATAACAGATGAGACACGAGGAATATATGAAAGAGAAAAGTAGGGATGCCGATAACGTCAATCACCCGCCACACTATAATCAAGCAGGTATCGAATGCCTCGACGCAATCGCAGCGGCGACAGGCGACGGCTTTGAACACTACTTGCAAGGAAACATCCTCAAGTACCTCTGGCGATACCGCTATAAAAACGGAACCGAAGACCTCAAGAAAGCCCAGTTCTACCTGAACAAGCTGGTAGATATAAAGCAATGAACTGCTGGCATTGCAACCATGAATTAATATGGGGTGGAGACCACGACTTAGAAGAAGAAGAGTACGTCATGGTTACAAACCTACACTGTCCAAACTGTAATTCTGCAGTTGATGTATATTACCCAAATCAAGAAGGAACAAACAATGAATAATTCACTACCCACACCCTACCAAGAATTTATCCACAAGTCACGTTACGCCCGTTGGAAACAGAATGAGCAACGCCGTGAGACTTGGGGCGAAACAGTGGCGAGATACTTTGACTACATGGAAGGGCATCTAGGTGCTAACCACGACTACAAGCTGCCTTCAAGCCTACGCAGCGAACTAGAAGAAGCTGTATTGGGATTGCAAATCATGCCATCTATGCGGGCTATGATGACATCTGGAGACGCCCTAGACCGCGACAACGTGTGTGGCTACAACTGTTCGTACATTCCTGTGGACAGCCCCCGTTCGTTTGATGAGTGCATGTACATTCTTATGTGTGGCACAGGTGTGGGCTTCTCTGTTGAGCGTGAGAACGTGGACAAGCTGCCCACCATCTCTGACAACTTTCACGATTCAGATACCGTCATCAAGGTCGGTGACAGCAAGCCCGGATGGGCAAAGGCTTACCGTGAATTGGTTGCCCTGTTGTACGCAGGACAAGTTCCACAGATTGATGTCTCTGCTGTACGACCTGCAGGTGAACGTCTCAAGGTGATGGGTGGACGTGCCTCTGGGCCGCAACCCCTAGTTGAACTGTTTAACTTCACCGTTGAAACATTCAAGAAGGCACGGGGACGCAAGNTGTTTCCTATCGAATGCCACGACCTGATGTGCAAGGTGGGCGAGATTGTAGTCGTGGGCGGTGTACGTCGTAGCGCACTCATCTCACTNAGCAACTTGAATGATGACCAGATGGCACACGCCAAGTCCGGTATGTGGTGGGAGAACGAGCCTCAACGTGCGCTGGCTAACAACTCTGTAGCCTACAAGGGCAAGCCAGAGATGGGTACGTTTATGCGTGAGTGGGTATCCTTGTACGAGTCCAAGTCGGGTGAGCGTGGCATCTTCAATAGACAGGCTGCTGACATACAAGTAGGTCGCAACGAACGCCGTGAGCAGGGTCACATGTGGGGAACCAACCCATGTTCGGAAATCGTATTACGCCCGTACCAATTTTGTAACTTGTCAGAGGTGGTGGTGCGGGAATCAGACAGCTTAGATTCTTTGAAGCGCAAGGTACGCCTGTCAACTATACTGGGTACCTTCCAGTCTACGCTGACCAACTTCAAGTACCTGCGTAACATCTGGAAGAAGAACACAGAAGA